ACAAAATGATCGACAAACAAAGCTACATCACTGTCCATCTCTAGCTTCCTCCTGTTGAATAAGAGTATCCATTACACTAATGGGGCTTGTGTAACCAGCGGCAAAGCCCTCCATAAAACGAGCTAAACTATCATCCTCGCCCCATAGCTTTTTATATTTCCTGTGTGTTCTTAGATGCTCTGCTTTTTGATTGCGAAAAAACTGTCGCCAGCTTTGAAGTTCTTCTAACCTATTCATTGCCATACCATCCTTTCATAAATTAAAACATCACAAATAGTACCGTCAGCAGTTAGTTTTCTTTTATCTTCTTGAGCCATTTCTTCTGTCTTGTACAGATCAAGTGACTTCTCTCCTGCAACTGTATCATAGTACTCCATAACCCAAACAATTAATGGTTTATCGCTCATCATAATCTCCTAAAATAAATACAACGCATACCTACTACACTTTTTTAGCTCACCATTCAATCCAATATAGATTGGCAACGAGCTACCCATATCAATTTTCATTTCTTTTTTATTCTTAGCGACCAGATACTCAACGCCTTCATCGGCTTTGAAATCTTTTAGTCTTTTAACGTGTCGCCAAATAACCATATCGCCGCCGTTGTTTTCGTAGCGAGTTACATAGTACATATTACTTTCCTCTGTGGTTGTTGATCCATTCTTCAACGGTGTCACCAGACTTAGCGGCATCGTCCCAAAATTTATTTAAGTCTTGCATAGACCATTCGCTTTGTTCTTTGTGCAAGCAATCAAGAATAAAAGAACAATAGTCCTCGTCATTCATTGCTGACCGGACTAGTCTATGAGTATTAATCATTTTTTTTTGTCGCTGTTTCATACAATCTCCAAACAAAAAGCGCCCCGAAGGGCGCGTTAGTTTAGTAATATCCTTCACGAACTTTATGCAGGATATTAAAGATCTCTGATTCAGTGAAGTGAAGTTCTCTTAACGATTCAGCCAGACCACTGTAATCAGGATTAGGCTTGATATAAATATAAAGCTGAACAAGAGATTCGATATCAACATCATCAGGCCGCGATGCGGAATACATCGGAATTACATACTTTCCGAACGACTTCTGAACGCTTCTGATTAACCGAAGCAATGTTAAGTTGAGACTTCTTGGTAGGTGCTGGAGCATGAGTAGACCAATCCGTTAGTGTATTGTAAACAGCCCATTGAGTCTTGCCCATCTTTTGAGAGTACTGAATCCAAGCCTTGGCAAGATATGTCAACGCACTATTCATTCTAGGGAGCTTGTCAAATACTGCTGACCAAGATACACCACTCTCGTGAACTGCGGCCTGAACCAGATCAAGACAGCCAGCGGCCTCTGCAAAAGTATACATAGCCTGCTTCTCAGTAACCGGAGTCTTGTACATAGTCTGCCACAACTCACGTTCTTTTTCAAACACTTCAAGAGACTTAACAATAGCGCGAGAGGCTTGCTTGATATCCAAGTTTTTAGTGTGTCGAGCCTTGAACAAACCAGCCTCGCCGGTAATAAATACTTGACCATTGAAACAAGCAGATTGATGAGCGCCTGCTGACATAATAAAAGCAAACGTACTGTTAAGCGAAGTCACGCCCAGCAAAGTAAGCGTAGCGTTGTCGCCGTCAGGAGTGAGATAGTTATGCTCTGGCAAACGATACTTTACAAATGTCGCCGCACCATTGTGACTACACTCAATCTTTTCAACGATACCGTCAGTCTTTAAACCACTACGCATAATAATTGCACGTTGAGCGTCAATCAATTCACGAGGTGCAACGGGCTTGTAGTTTTTACCATGAACACCAAGCTCGTCCATAGTATCTGTGCGAACAACAGCAACTTTTGATGACTCGTACCACTGATCGGTGTCATCATTGAAGTAAAGCATTGGACGGGTTGCAACAGGAAAGTCAGCAACGCCATAACCTTTGCCAGCAAAAGGATCTGCTGGACGATGAGTACCAAAGATAGAAATTACTTCTGACATAATATGTCTCCAGTTAGTTAAAGGTTTACCGCATCTTGAAGATAGCTATAATGTACTTGGGATACATGAAAGCCATCCTCAAATCTTTTAGACTTGGTAGCAAGAGTATTACACCAAGTGTTCCATAACTTTTCTGTACCAATGTCGTGACATATAGAAATATAATTCATAACACGACGATTCTTTATAGCCTTTGACTTTATAGACTTAGATAATTTTAAATCTTTCATCGGGATATTGTACATCCGAAGGTTGTGAATGTCAATACACCCGACAAGCCCCGCTGTTAGCTGACAGACAAAGCCAGCCTTTGCCATACCTAGCCCATCAATTTGCAAAAATACATTCATCAACGACAGCGCCCTGTCATCATCAGATTTATTTGAGTTAAGCACTGCAAGATACTGAGAATAAATAAATTCTTTGCGGGACATGAGCGACCTGTATGTTTTAATTTTGTTACCCCAAATAAATTTAGAGCCAATGCCCCAGCGTTTTACATCTTTAAGCTGGTCGCCAACCGCAAACCACGGCTGTTGTATACTCAATACAACCATCAACACAACATCGGCAAGGTTGTCGCTTGACAATCTAGAATAATCTTGCACGGCTTTGGCATGAATATTATACATTCGCTGTCTCCGTCACGGTGGGGGGGCTTCTTAAGTCTTTAAAACCCTTTACCCTGTAAAGGGGTTTTAAAGACGTAGAAGCCCACACTAATATTTTACAACCCGCTGTAGTTCTTTTACTTCAGGAGTGAGATCCCATGCAGTATCCCACAAATTATTGTATATCAATAAATCTTTTACGCCTTTCCAAATACTTTCTTTATCGCCATACTTATTATCAAAACTTATTCGTCGCTCAACAGACTCACAAGTTAAAGTAATATACTCGTAACTTTTGTTTCCGAACCGAACACAAAACATATTTTTGTCGCCACCGTGAGCGTTCTCGTGACGATATACATCTAAATTATTGACAGCAAATAAAAAATTATCTATGCCGTGATTACAATGGTCATCATATAACATAAGAATCTCCAAATAAAAAAGGGGGCCGAAGCCCCCGAAGTTCCCCCACGGATTAACGTAGTTTCAGCAGACAGAAATCACCGTCTTGATTAATTTTGTAAAAACTGTATCGACCTTTGAGATAGTTTGCCGCCGCCGCTTGAGTCTTGTGACGATCAGCATATGGTACAACAAACCATTCCAACGGTTGCATCTTTTCAAATCTATCTCGCCAAGGGGAGCGCCGACCACGAATATTCAATGGCTGTGGAGCAGTACCATTCTTGACAACATGATAAGTTACACCAAAAGCTGAGTTAGTTTCTGAGTCTAGAAAACGCATAATATATCTCCAAGTAAAGTTTAGGGTGAGTGGTTGACTTGTAAACTATATGCACACCTTGTGGTGTCGAGTTTACCATTTTTAAGCATAGCGCCAACCAAACTATGCCCACCCAAGACGGGCTAAACTGATAATATAATTACAGCAACGACTGTAAAAATATAACAACCAAACAACAATAAATTTCTTGTTTCTTTGTATTTAACTTCATTAAGATTCATTAGGAATCTCCTTTAATTTATGTTTAGTTTCTCTAACTTTTTTTGAGGCTTTCTTGCGGTCTTTAAATACTTTAGCTTTGTTGAACTTGTTAGCGTTCTTTGCTACAAAATTATCTTTCATATTAAAGACCTCAAAAAAAACCCCGCCGAAGCGGGGTTATAAAGATTACTTACGGATAGTAATTAACTTTTTAAACTGAGCCGGGACTCGCTTGGCTTTGAAGAACTTTTGAGCCTCGCCATGAGTCATTTGAATATCCTGCTCGTTATAAAACTTGTACAGAATAGCTTTGAACATACGAGTTGCCATGTATGTTTTTGTCTTGTCACCTTTGGTGTGCAACTGAGCAAAGTGATATGCAACACCGTTAAACTGACGGTATGAAGCAGGCTTGTTGGGGTCGAGAGTAGAATAATCGAACTGAGACATAAGCACCTCCAAGTGCAATGAAGTTTAGGGTGGTTGCTAAAGAGCAGAGAACCGGCTGGCAGTCCTCTAAGGGCTTCTAAGTTTTAAAACCCTCACAAGTGAGGGGTTTTAAAACTAAGAATCCCTAAGCGTCGAGGTCGGTCAATAAATTTTCAAGCGTCTGAGAAATTAAATCTAGTCGGTTGCGCTCAAGTATTTGATCGCCTCGTAAATTTATTTCGTCCAGATAAGCTAAAGCTTTTTCGATTTCAGCAATGATTTGAGTTTCCATTTAGATATCCTCGTTGTGAGAGAAACAATTTTTGATTTCGTTCAAGCAAGATATTCCAGTAAATAATTCCCAAGCCCCATCAAAATCTACATCAGGGTTCATTTGAGAATCCATAATTTTTATAGCTTTATCAAGACGTTGCACAATCCAATCTGCAACTTCTTGTTGTGTCATCTCGTCAGCCATCGTCGCCTCCTTTAAGACCTTCTAAGTTTTAAAACCCTTTACCCTGTAAAGGGGTTTTAAAACTTGAAGGTCTAAAGCCTCAAGCCTCCAAACAATTTTCAAAATTATTTACAATCCAAGCTAATGCTTGGCGATGTTCTGGCGTAGCAGTTAAATCATATATCGGAAATAATTTTGGAGACTTACCTTGAACTACAACAAAATCATATACTTGTCGCATAGTCCTCAAACTCATTTGAGGAATACCTTCGCCGCGTTCTAAGTTATTAAACTTAGCTTCGGACATAAAAACTAAACCAATTTGAGGATGAAAAAACATATAAAACTCCTTTAGAGTTAAGGGTTTATAGATAAAAAAACCCCGGCGTAAGCCGGGGCTTTGAAGACTTTGAAGCTCTCTTAAGAGAGCTTCTTAGCTAGGGCGGCGACAGCGGCCTGAAGGTCAGCCACTTGAGCCTTTAGAGCTTTTAGCTCTAAAGTCTCGTCGGAAGCCTTCGGCTTCGGTGAAGCCTTCGTAGAAGGCTTT